CCTCGCAGATTTCTACCCACGCATCCCATGTCGGATTCGCTTGGATGATGATCCGTGGCGCACCAGTGTCCGCCGAAAACTCTACCTTGTTCATCATACGTCTCCATTCAGTCTGTCGATGTAGGCGTCGGCTTCACGCTCCGCCGCCTCGATCTTGCGATACTCGATGCTGTCTGCCATCCGGCCTTGAACATCATCGTAAACTTGCAGATTCATCGCGCCATGCTCGGCGGCCCACGAATCACGGCTCATCCACATGGCATCTTCTTCCATGCCCATCAGCCAGCTTTTTACCTTACCCATTGTCTGCCCCCATAAATCCATCCATGAACTCGACGAACGTCACACGCTTCTTCTTCTTCAGCTTGCCGTTGTCAACTGTGTAAATGCCATGCGGCACAAGATCATTATAAACCACACGGTAGACACGAATCGGACCGGCGTACCGCTGACCTTCTGTCAATGGGAAGACTTCACGATTCCGCAGCAGCTTCTTCTCCAAGACACGAATCGAATCGCATACAGGCAGCAGACGATCAGCGACATGTTTGCCACCGTCATCAAGCACTTCTTGCTTTGCGTAATATCTCGGCATATCTTTCTCCTATGTTGCCGTTGGTTGATAATCTATAGTAACTAACCATCATCAATAGTCAACAACAAAATACACCTATAAAACGATTTCCCACGGGTTTGCAATTTTGTTTTTGTTTTTTTCAAAATGGCGTAACAAGCGTAACAAGCGTAACAAACCCATATCCATCAACAATCACAGCCGTTACACTTCTGTTACGTTGTTACACTTCGGAGTCGGGGTGGACGACGGTTTTTAGTTTTTCAAACTGCAAAGGGCAAAAAATATCGCTATGGGAAAAATAGGAAGGCCCGCTGGGCTGACGAATCGGCAACGAGAATTTGCCAAGTATTACGTCGAGGGCAGATACAGCAACACCGAATGTGCGAGGAAGGCAGGCTATGCCGAGGGCAGTGCCAACGTGCAGGCATCCAAGTTGCTTGACGGTAAAACATTTCCAGAAGTACCCAAACTGATAAAGGAATTGCGGCAAGCGCGAGAACGTCGGTATGGCGTCACGTTGTTGAACCAGTTGAAGCGGTTCGAGGACTTGTCCATTGCCGCCGAGGAAGCCGGACAGTTTTCTGCCGCCATCAATGCCGAGAAGATCAGGTCCGCACTTGGCGGTCTGACCATCGACCGTCGGGAATCGACACACGTTCACCAACTTGACCAGCTTTCGCGTGAAGAGATCGTCGCTCGACTCGCCGCCATTCGGCAGGAATATCCCCATGTATTCGACAACATGAAAAGAGTGGAAGATGCCCAAGACGGAGCGCAGTCTGTGGAACTCATTGAAGCAGAATTTACCGAAAAAGACCCACTTCCAGCGGATTGAAAATCGTGCTGGGCAAGGTATGCCGGACGTATATCTGTGTATGGATGGAGTGCCGGTCTGGTGTGAGTTAAAAATAATAAAGAATAATCGCGTATCCTTATCAACCTCGCAAATTGCTTGGCATTTGGCGCATACGCGTTGTGGTGGTGCAAGTTTTTTCTTGCTCCATGAACCCTCGACCGGCGATGTATTTTTATTTGACGGTGGAAAAGCGCCCGTGATCCATGAATCGCGGACCATTGACCTGTGCGCCTGCGGCCCTGCGCCTGCGTATGTATGGAAAGGCCCGCTGCGGGCTGCGCCTGCGGCCCTGCGCGCACAAGCCGAGTTGGCTTGGCGGGCATAAGAATCCACGGCCCGCCATTGGCGGGCCGTGGTCCGGAGGCTAGTGGATATGATAGGAAACATTCGGGACATCAAGTGACCAGCACGCGCGGCAATCGCCGCATTTGCCTTGCTGTTCGGGTGCAGGGCACACGCGGCCCAGCGTTTTTTTGCCTGTGTGGACTGTTGAAGTGGTCGGCCATGCCTTGGGCCGTGGTCCGTCCACCATGTGGGCAGACATACGCAATACCGCATTGTCGGGCAGGCGGTCAATCTGTAGGGCGCGCGTCCAGACTTTGAACTCGCGCGATGGGATCCAATGGCGTTTGGTCGGTGTCTGCCTGCATACGTCTATGATGTTTAACGCCATGCCGACGTCTGCAACGTCGCCCGAATCAAACCAGCGGAACCATTCATTGCGAACAATGTTCAGCACGTTAACCATGCGCGGCACAAAATCGGGCGCGTTAAAAAACGCCTCGCGCTCTATCATTTTCGCCTTGACGTTGGGCATGTGATACATGCCCTTGCGTGCGTAGCAATCGGCGCACGTGCTGCCTTCTATCTCGGCAAGCCTGCTGCCGACATCGCACAGCCACGCGCTGCGGCTAATGCTATAGCAGGGCATTTTTGACGGTTTGGACAATAGCTTTTTGTCCTGCCTCGCCTGTTTCAATTGTTGGGCATCCATCGTTATACCTCCTATGGTGATGGTCAATAACTGTTGCATAAATTTACTAAAGAGTCAAGCCTGCGGCCTGCGGCCTGCGCGCTTTTATATATCGGCGGGCGCGGCCTGCGGGCTTGCGCCCGCGAAAGAAAACCTGCGTGTGCAGGTTTTCTTTTAGATCGAGGCGGGAAAAAACAGCGGGCTGAATCAGCCCGCTGTTCAAGTTAGACGATGCCTGGGGGGAAATGGTCTGCCCAGAAATCCTCGTACGCACACTCGATAGCTTCATGTGGCGACATACCTTCATCGAAATAGTCACGCCACCGAGCGTCGGGCAGATCGTCAAGACCCACACCGATCTTTGCACCGATGATCTGGTTACACTGCCGGTAGAAACTGTTGAATGATTCATACATCGTCTTCCTCCTTTTTTTCTGGGAACATCGCTTGCAGCACATCCGTTGCCTGTTCATCGGTCAGCCAATCGTCTTCCTCCTTTTTTTCTGGGAACATAGCATCCGCAGTCCAGCGTATCACGTCCCAGTTAATCCCGATGGTAGCATCGTGCCTGTGTTCTATCGCTCGCAGCACATCCATTGCCTGTTCATCGGTCAGCCATTTACATTCTACCTTTACATCTTCGGCTGACCAAACAATTGCAATTTCATTGTCTTGTAGTTCCATGATCATTCTCCCACGATCTCTGACAACTTGGCTAGTGCCTTTTCGTACGCTGCTGCTGCCTTGTCATGCCTGCTCGACAGCAGCATTAGTGCCATGAACTCGATCTGGAACTTGGCGTCTTTCACGTTCTGGATGATGTCGTCTTTACTCATGAAAACCTCCTATGTCATGATCACTAAGCGTTGCATACAATCACGAACATTGCAAGCGGAATCTGCGCTTGCGCGTTTAAAGAAAACCTGCGGATGCAGGTTTTCTTTTTGGCCTGCGGGCTTGCGCCCGAAACAAAAAACCTGCGTGTGCAGGTTTTTTGTTTAACCACGAAACATGAAAGAGGGCGGCAGTGCCGCCCTCTTTGTTGTTAGATTCCCTCGCCTTCACAGGCTGGGCAAAGTTCGTCGTACTCGGTTTCGTATCCGCCGCGTATGGGATCTACGACTGAACGAGTAACGAGGATCATGCCTGTTCCAGCGCATTCTTCGCACTCGCTTCCGGCTGGTAGGGGCGGTGCAAGCACCGCCCTGATCTTCGCCAGTTCCTTGGCGAGGTGATTGATATCCATTCATGACACCTCTTTTAACAGGCGATATCCGCCGCCATATTCGGGATGTGTTTCGATTTCAAACCCGTGTTCCTTCCGCAGCAGATGCACCAACTGATGAATCGAGCCTGTCGAAACGATCTTCCGCAGCTTTGTGCGAAGATGACGCTTCAAGTTCTTGATCGATACAAACCGATTGCCGCCCTGTTCGAGACGGGCAAGCACTGCTGCAGGCATTGGCGTCAGCTTCCGCGCTGATGCCTCCGCGATTGTCCGAGGCATGGCAGTGGGAGCCATGACCGTCTTTACGTGGTCGACTGCCTTCGCCTTATCGATGGCGTTGAAGATGTCATTCCACTCGGCAGGCAGATCGAGTTCAATCTCGCTGCTGATAGTTACAGGGATCTTAATCTTAGGCATGACTATTTCCTTTCTATGGATAGTCAGAGTTCTGGGCATCATTACCCATTAGTAAACGTTACCACGGATCAGCAATGGTCACTAGTGAGAACGATTCGCAAAACTGTGGCAGGATGTCGCAGGCAGGGTTACTGTGGCCAATTAGCCACAGTGTTGCAAAAATGTCACACCCTGCCCCTGCATGCGCGCGACTCACAAAACGCGCCAGCGTTTTGTGCTGGGTTGATAAATTCGATGAAGCATAATATCGTTCGGGCATGTCGGGTAACTTGGACCTCCTCCCTGAAGAAGTGCTGAAGGAGATGCTGCTCCTTGAAGAGCAGCGTCAACGTCTTGAGCTACGTGACGTAGCCCAAGAAAAATTTATGTCATACGTTCAGCACGTGTATGACGGCTTCATCGTCGGGCGCCACCACAAAATTATTTCAGAAAAGTTGGAACGTATCGCATCGGGTGACTTGAAGCGTTTGATAGTCAACATGCCGCCTCGTCATTCAAAGTCAGAGTTCGCGTCGTATCTTATGCCTAGTTGGTTCCTCGGCAGAAATCCCAAGTTAAAAATCATTCAGGCTACAATGAACACCGAACTTGCTGTAAGGTTTGGACGCAAGGTCAGGGATTTGATCGCCGATCCGGTCTATCACGAGATCTTTCCCGATACTGACCTTAAACAGGACAGCCAAGCAGCCGGTCGGTG